GGGAAGATTGAGTATTTAACCCCGTCTAAATAGAGGTTAATCAGTGAGTTCATGGCATACTGTAGGGTCTTACCCCGCTCAAACTCACCTAAACCAATAATGGAGTCAATTAAAGGGAAACAGTCTTTAGCGACAATCGGTAAGTCTCCCCAATAGGATTGTTCCTTATCTCCATAAGGGTTTTTGATAGCTCTAAGTATCAAGTCATACTTAGGGGCAAAGGTAATCCATCTATCATTTCGGTACTCGGTCCTGACCTCTACCATTGGGAAGATAGTTTTACGGGTGTTTTGCTGATAGTAAGTTGTTTGAATAAAAGACTGTTGATCTTCGGGTAAGTTGTCTGAGGTGATTGCTTCACCGTCTTTAGTATCTCCCATCACTTTCTTTTTAAGCTCGTCTATGTTCATCCATGTTTCTTTACTGCGTTTTTCCAGCCATGCTAGAGATTTCATTGACCCCATTTGAAAGTAAGTACACTCATGGACTGAAGTTGCGTGTGGATCAGGCCAGCACATCCTTATAGGCCAGGGTATCATTTCAGGCTGTTGGTCTATCCAAGGAGTTAAGGCAAACATCGTCCCGTACACTTGGGAGTAAAAGTCCATCATCCGCTCTTTAATGAGCATGGGTCGCCAGAAGGTTGCGTGCTTGTAGTAATACTCACGAAGTAAATTCATCAACCTGTTTTTACCGATATCATTCTTAGATGTAGCGTAGGCTTTGCCTCGTGGGGATTGAGCCATAACTCTAGCGGTACGCTCAAAGGCTATGGTGTTTAGTTCGGGGTCAAAGACTTTGGCGTCTGTTTCTGCACTCATCTCGTCTTTGAGCTTGCAGATAATCAGGGCTTCTTTCTCGTCAAAGTCTTTGCGGATGGGCTGCATATACTCCCAGCTAGAAGCTGCGTGGTCGGTAACTTGTTCTAGGATTTTCTTTTGGTCTATCTTACCTAGAGTAGGGTCTTTTTTGTCAGAGGTGTTTGTTTGAACTGTTTTAGGTTTTGCCATAAAAAAAGCTCCACCAACCCAAATAGGTTGTGGAGCTCTCGTATTTCGAGTGACTCGGTTACTGGCCGTATATTAGCACTTTTTACAATCTAGTGTCAACTAGGTACTTTTAAACACCAACTTAATCCGTGTATCTATCTGGGTAATCACCATGTCTAACGGTTTCCCATCCTGCACCTGTAGGGTAAAGCCTATGCGTGAGTATGGGTTTTCTTTAATCACCTTTTGCATTACCTCATCAATAGCCACCAGATAGCCCTTCTCTGAGCCTCTGAAGTTTTCTATCACCCGTTGCCAGTTGATATCCGAGCAGGTCTGTTCCATTAGTACCATCCTTTCAGACGATTAACTACAGGATCGTCAATGTATATCTCCTCTTTGCTTGGTTTGTCATAACTCATGGCAAAATAACGTATTGCATCCATAGCATCATCATCACGCTTGAGTGGCACTTCCTTGATCGCCCCGTCTGCGCTTTTGTTCTCCATCCAGCGATAGTTCTCAAACTCATCAGCAATCCATGTAAGGTTTTTGTTAAACATGAGCGTTGGCTTTCCTGTATCGTTTCTCACCTTTAGCAGTTCTGCGACTTTGACTATTCCGTTCTTTACTGAGTCTTGTCCCTTCTCAACAGGTGCAAAGAACACACCCTCACGTTGCAGGGCTTCAATGCTCATGGGTTGAGCGCTATCAGCCACCGGATTAGTTATTACCTTACCCGCGTCTTTGATCTTAACTGCTCCGGCTATCTCGCTCTCAATCATTCCTGTTTGATATAGTCCATCATAGGCATAGATAGTGTCACCCGTTGAATTAATAGCAAAATAGATTAAAGCTGATTTGTGAGCAAACCCGAAGTCTAGCGCCCTAGTATATGTCCAGTTACTGTCTAGTTGAGGAATCTCGACCATGTGTATCTCGCGGTTAAAAGTCTTGTAGATAAGCCCTGACATCTTTCTAAACTCACCTAGCCATTCCTGTGAGAAGCTATCCTCATCCATTCCTTGTTTTGCGTTCTCTATTTCTTCTTTCGGGATATATGGATTATCGTAGGTAGTGAAGTGATAATATGCATGATCGTCTGGATTGAATATTATTTTGTCGTCTTTCCTGTTCTCGCACAAGTTCTTGAAGTGATTAAAGCCATTGGGAGTAGAGATAAACCAACAATCAGCTTTAGAGTCAGCCAGCGTAGGCCTAATAACCTTCCAGGTCTCATCCCATTTATCTATAAAAGCTACCTCATCAAAAATACAAAGGTCAATACGTACCCCCCTTAAACTATCAGGATTGTCTGCACCTTTAAGAAATATCTGTGAGCCATTTTTAAGCACAAACTTTAGTTCAGTCTCGTTTGATTTGTTTACTAAACCTTTGGGGATGTACTCGTTGACCATCTCCCACATGATCGCCTTAGCTTGTTTATATGTTGGTGCGATGTACCAGACATTAGATTTGGGATTAGAAGCTGCGAAGTCAATTGATTTGAGGGCGGTAATTGTAGACTTACCAGCCCGTCTACCACAATTAATCACCTTATAGCGATGAGTGTCATCCCANNTTAGACAGTTTTATTTCCATCTTTAATGATAATAAGGGGTTCTAACTTTTCTCCATTAGTCGTTAGATCAGTTTGTTGTCGGGGCATACCATCAATCATCTTCCATAACAGCTCTTTCATCCGTGGGTCATCCATATAATATTTACAAGTTTCTTCAAATTTCTTGGGGTCATTTAAGAAGATTTCCTTAATTCTCTCAGTAAAGGAGACACCGGCTGGTCGTCCTGGTCCGCCAGGATTACCTTTAACAAATAAACCAGTCTTAGAATCTCTAATCGGTTTGTCTTCGGATTTTAACGGTTCCATATATGCCACCAGTATAGCACTTCAAAGCAGGGAATTCAAGGTGGACCAGCGCACCTATTCCAAATACAAAAAGTTGCACACACCATTTTACAACAGGTTCTAGTGGTTTATTATGTTATAAGGATATAACTTTAGTCCATTAACTTTATTTTTTTTTAAATATAATAGATATATCACTACCATGTGTTGTCTTTTAGTGTGTACAAGTCCTATTTCGGTAAATTTTCGGCTAAACTGCTACTTGCAACCCCATTTTAAAAGGTTTATAGTAATCGCATGTCGTTGAAATAGAGTAAAAATAAGTCGTTTTTTTTATATCTAAAAATCCTCCGTAGAACTCCTTCAACGACAATTGACGGCTTTACTCTGCGGAGGATTTTTAGATATTAGAATAAACTATGAAAAAATATATAGAAAATACAGAACTAATCATTAAAGCAATTAAAAACCCCACTATTTATATAAAACCGCCTAGTAAAATATTTATTCTTAAAAATAAAAAAAAGGTAAAATTGACTAAAACAAGATTAAATAAAAATAATAAAAAAAATAGAAATATTAAATTATCCATACCAGTAGAACTATGAACAAATCATCACCTGCCTTTATCGAACTTGAACAGAAAATCCAGTCCTACTGGTTAAACCCAGATCCCGTAGCTCTTAAAATTATTTTTGCCTCCCTTTTATCTTTTGAATTTGATTGTGACCCCGTATGGCTCTTTCTAATTGCACCCCCCTCATCCCTTAAAACCGAGTTTATCAATGGTATTAATAATATTGAATCTATCTATCCATTATCAAGCCTGACCCCACAAACCTTTGCTTCCGGTATGCGTGCGCCTAAGGGTAAATCAAACTCTCTACTGGACCAGATAGGCTCAAAAGTTATTACCTTCAAAGACTTTACAGGTATATTGTCGGGTAGATATGAGGACTTACAGGCTATTCTAGGTCAACTTAGAGAGATTTATGATGGTACATTTAACAAAGCCTTTGGATCAGGAGTTAAGGTTAACTGGACAGGTAAACTAGGTTTTATAGCCGGAGTAACTCCAGCTATTGATAGACATTCAACTGTATCATCAGCTCTAGGTGAACGCTTTATCCAGTATAGACTACCAGGTGTTCGTGATGTAGATGTAGCTATTATGGCTATTCAACAATCTATAAGACCATCTAACTACAGGGAAAATGTAAAACAACTATTCCAAGACTTTTATACTCAACTTAATCCTCCCGAAAAACTAGAATCTATCGTTATGTCTCAAGAATATATGATTAAACTAGCTAACATCTGCTCTTTTGCAGTCAAGGCCAGGGCTGGTACCTTTAGAGATGGATATAAAAAAGAATTAATCTATGTGCCGGCTCCAGAATCCCCAGCCCGCCTTGCTAAACAGTTTTCTATACTAGGTAGGTGTCTATCTATAGTTAATAATAATACCGAATTTACCGAGAAAGAATATAAAATATTACTAAAAGTTGCTTTTGATACCATTCCTCATCAACGACTATTAATACTTAATGCTTTATTTGGCGGTGCAGAAATGACTAGCCCAGAGGTATCAGAAGTCATAGGCTACTCTACTACTGCAACCACCGGCTATCTTGAAGATATGGCTGCTTTTGGTGTTGTAAAAGTAGAAAAGACTGGTAATAAACATTTATGGTCTATATCAGAAATGACTAAAACCTATTTAATGGCTAGTTTAGTTGATGTTACTCACCCCGAATCTTATGTTACCAACATATTTAAATGGTGGAGGGAGTCTAGTGACAACTTAGACTCAATTATATGAACTACCAACAACTTAAATATTTTAATACCTTAACTCCGGAAAAACAGGAAGTTTATTATAAAAAATTAAATAAATTAGAAATAGATATTTTAAGAAAACTATTAGAAGCTGAACCGGTAGAAGAGGAAGAAAATAGATTAGCCCGTTTTAACAAACTTACCTGCTATCCTAAAGAGCTTAGTTTAGAGTGTAACTTAGAAGATTTAGATAATTTACTTGAAGTTGATATGTCACTGGCTGCTAAAGAAACTGAAATTACCAAGAAGCGTCAGATTATAAGAGAATATATTAATGAAATACTTGATAAAACTATTAAAAAATAGTACAATAGCTTTACTTTTACTTATACTTTTACTTTAAGG